GCCAACGCCAGGCTAGAACTTCAGCCTTGCGTTTCGTATACGACTGAGCAGAGAAGGGACTCTCGACGGTTGAACCGTCGAAGAGTAGACCCCATACTCCGCTTCTGCGAGGTTTGTCATTCGTATGACTCCATGATTCCATAACTAATGGATTGCCTTTGATGGGACCCGGGTAGGGCCCACTCACCTTGTTGGTGAGATACCTCAAAAGCATCATCCAACCGTCAATGGGATGGTGGATCACACGGGGAATCGCGCACAATACTCGACGTTCTAACTTTTGCAAGTCATAGTTCGAGCGTTGCTTACGACTCCGGTATTCCTCCGGTAGACCAACAACCGACGGGCAGGGTAACTCCCATGCAGCGTCAGCTAGTGGACCATATGTATGGTACAAACGCTTCACGATTACATCGTGAGTGTTGTGGTAACCCCTGTTATATAGAGCACTTGCGTACTCACAATAACTTTGATAGGGCTCAGGGCTCGGTGATGCTGTCCAGGCCGTCCGGATTCGGACGGGTGTGACTGGGGTGCCATAAAAGGCATCCATGCCACACGATTCTCGGAAGAACCCTTCACCTGTACAACTCTTCGATCGGTTGACCCGAAGGCCAAACGATTCTAGAATTGCGATCGCGTCCGGGGACGTCTCCCTTGGTACGATCACGTCATCACCATATACGAGACAGAGTTCTTCGAGCTTTATATTCGCATGCTTACGCATCCGATTTAATAGCTGTTTAAACTCCGCTGCGTCGGTAAACCCAGCGGATAGCAGAGCCCAGATACTACATGCCATGATAGGAAAGCATAATGCTGATCCCATCGGTGCATGTTTCTGGAGTTTAATCTGCTTACCACTAGGTAACTGTGTTACCTGACTCCTTGCTGCGTTAAGGGCCCCAAGTAGGGGTTCCGGAAACAGCAGGTTGACAAGTCCCAGACTCACGCGATCACTTGCTTCTGCTAAGTCAAGCGTGGCGTATCTCCTCGAAGAAGACCCAAGAAGGGCTCCTCTTTGGTTAGGTGTCTGGTCCGTGAAGTAGACTTCGTACCTTGTTAAAGGGTGCGATTCTACCAACTGAACGATCGCTCGCATTACACCCTGCTGAATCCACTGATTTACTAGTGGCTCGCAAGAGATAAGGCGAGGTCCGCGGGAATCCTTCGGCACAAGAATAACTCGTGCAGGGAATTCCTGATCTCCAAGCGACATAATCGATTGGAGGCGATCACAAACGTGTGTTTGACTGACGTAGAAATACTCGTCAATCGGCCACACGTGTGATAGACGATCCGGAATATGCGTCCACTTCCACTTCTCCCAGAGCGTTTCCTTAGTGGAAACGGCACCTGGGCATGTGATGGAACGATGTCTTTCGGATCGAATCGCCGGAATAGCTCATGGAGCAATATCCGGGCTTTACGGATAATACTTAACCACCTCAACTGACCTCGCAAAGAAGCTATCTTCTTCGCAATATCAGTTAACTCAGTCCTCAAATTGAGGACTTGTTTATCAACATCCATCCCAACAGACCTTCTCGGTCGGGATGTAGATGCCGCATCTGAACAATCCACATCTTTGTCGTAACTGCGTGTAAGCAGCCAGATATCGAATGTAGCCTTGTCCATCATGCGCAGGAATAAGTCCTGTAAACGACATGCGTCAGCAAGCGCGATTTCTAATCGACGTTGCTCAGCACGTATGGTATAGGTATGATCGAACATCTTGCCTACTTCGGCAAAGATGTTGTTCCAGTAACGGAGCTCCTCATCAGTCTTTTCGAACTGAATCAGAACTTCTCGTTCGATTTCAGGGGCAAAAGGCAGCTCCAACTTGTAGAACAAGTAGAGGTACTGCCGTAAGTGCCTGACGCATTTAACTGCGTGAGTATCGGTAAGGACCGATCCCGACTTGTCAAACACACAACCAAACAATGCCCCAAGGAATTTGGGGTAGAGCACGTCAGATGCAGGCGAAAAGCCTACAGTCATCGGTGATTCGGTTATACGTCCGTCGGCAAGTGACTTGTCAAGCCACTTACCGAGCTTCGGGAGGGAGACTGTTAAGAATCCCAATCCTTCCTCTGATAAACGTCTCGAGACGGTTCCAAGGTCTCGAGCGAGTTCAGACTGTGTGAATACATCACTCAGCAACGTTTGGACGTCACTTAGCAATGCGGCGCTGATCTGTTTATACTGATCGTGGCTGTTATTTGGACCTTTCATGGTTACCAATCCACAGCCAACACGACGCACACCAGTGATTTCGTCACGAATACTACTGAGGCGCAAGCGCCCCACGCCTTAGATACCCGCCCCCGGACGACCTACGTACCCCGCGATGCACCTTCCGGTGCACGGTGGTTAACGAGAGTCGCGACCCGGGAACAGGCAAATGGCATATCCAATTACATCCGCCCCATCTTGGTGCGGCGTTCAGCACGCGAGAGTCGCCGTAAGAGTTTCCTCTCACGCCTTCTCTTAAGGGAAGCAACTAGCTTCCGAATCACGTACTTCACAAGAGGCCGGCCTTCAGAGGCCAGTATCTTTGTTAGTATGGGTAGTAGCATAGACTTGGTACAGACACCCTATCACAGGGTGCCATTGACCAATGCCGCCGCGCCGTTACCAGTACAATCGTACAGAATAGTCGTCGACGCACCTAAAGAGGCGCAGAACGACAACACTTCTGCCATCAAGTCCTTGGTAACTGTGTAATCAGCAATGTCCCCAATGGGACAATCAACCGTTACAGTAATAACGTGGGCTCGCTCGACACCGGAGACGCCGGCAGCTTCCTTGCGGAACTGCAGCGCCGATCGACGTCGCTCGTCCACACCGCTCGACACCAGGCTGTGCCTGATGCTAAAGCGGTGCTTAAGATTTGGGGCCTCACCCGAGGCTTTCCAAACCTTACCACTCCCGGGCAACAACTCCAGAAACACGAATTCAACTTCGGTTCCTGCAGCATTCTTAACTTCGTTCGTGACTAATGAGTCAGCTATCATGTTGACTTGTTCTTTATCCCCGCGGCCTTTCAGCCGGTGAATGGGGGTGATGGCATTACGCGCACCACGACCGGATTTTGTCCCGGATCATGACGTTGCTTAGTCGGTTAGCGCCCCCTGGATAACAGGAGCGCCGCCGACAGGCTGAACTCTTTCAAGCTCAGCCCGCTCGAACTAATCGAGCTAGTAACCTCATCCCACTGAAGGCCTACTTTTCTTTCATAGGCCTCTTCGGTGAATGAAGACACTGGTCCTGCATACGTGCCAATGCTCATTGAGGTCGTGACGACCCGTTGAACTTTGACACTACAGCAGAACCCGTTTATGTGGACTACTGGTTCCAACAACTTCGTCTGAAACTGACCGAGCCATCGGCTTACGCCGAAGATCCAGTCAATGACAAACGACCATGGAAGCGCATTCCAGATAATCTGAGGGTTTAAATTAACCCCCAAACGATCCAGTAACGCTCTGACTGCAAAGTCGCAGTCGGACAGAGCTGGTAGCTTATACCAGTACTCTATAGTCGCAGTGAACATACGTTCGTTATACCTTGTGGACCTACTTGCGCTTGGAGATGTATTCACCCAGAAACTGGGAAAAGTACCCGCCAAGACGTTATTCGGTTCATCCGGGTATATACTTGCCAAAGACCGCCTGAAATGGCGGCGCTGTGGTACGAACGCCCGTTGCCTAAGAGCTTCCAGCTCACGGCGCAGGTTGACGAGACTACCCCTAAGGGCAGCAATGTCATTCAGTAGTGGTAGCAGGTTAAAACTTGCTTGCAAGTAACTGTCTGCTACACCCTTAAGAATGGTCTTGAGGGACTTCGCGGCCGTTCGGGCTTTGAAGACCTCGTTCCATATCCCCCCTAAACGTTTTAACGCGTCTAAGGAAGTATTGATTCGACCAAACGTCTTCGTGACAGTCTTGAAATCCTTCAGCTCAAACAGAGCGTTAGGAAGTGAGAGACTGTTCTTTATGCCGGGAAGCATAGCCGCAAGGCTAGCCTGAACCAGCAGATTCCAGTCCGATCCAGACATTGTAGGGAACATAGTATATTCCCCGCTGGACATAGGAACTGACGAAGCGAGTGTTGGTAACCCCTGGGTAGGGGCGTTCCAACCCCCGAAGGTTGCCTTAGGGGACGTCAACGAACCTCCGACAGTGTACTGATACTCCCAAACCTCAGGAAGAGGTAGAGGAGTAGCCAACCACTTCCCTGGATTCGGACTAACATGTGTGGCATTATACCACCCATGCAAGCCTTCAATCCAGGGTTTTGAGACGGACAGCCAGAATTGGTAATTCCGACAGTTGTTCATCGACTGGAGTTTGCCATTTGTTTCAGAATACATCGCCCCATAGCGGCTACGATAGCGCGCTAGGGTCTTCAATATCCCAGGAGGGGTGTACATCGGAGCGGAGTTGAACTCTCGCAACGGTAAGTACCACCGACTCTCATCTTCAACAAACTCTTCTAAGACAGGACGCCACATAACTTTATAAGTTATCGTATCTGGCCTCTTGCGAAGCCAACTATCGACAACAGTTGGACGCTGTAAGTTCTACAGCATGAACTAAGTCCCCAAC